TAGCAAGTCGCTCAGTTTCTTTAGCTTTTGCTTTACCAAGCGTACGAGAAGTATCAATTGAGGCAATATTAGCCATACCTGACATAGCATCTGATGCTTGTTCACGCGCCATCCCAAGAGTTTCAGCTTGTTCTTTGTTTATAAAAGCTTGGCCCTGTGCACCCGCTTGACCAAGCTGATCTTGCAGAGCTTGCCCCACCAGAGCCGAGCCCCCTATATCCTGCGTCTTGTTATAGTCAAGATTAGAAGTAAGACCCTGCATCGTGTCGGCATTAGCTCTTGCTCTTGCTATTTGTTTCGGATCATCGCTTAGTGACCTAGTTCTTTTCTTTAACAGAAGAGGCCGAAGGTTTTGATCGAAGTAGTTCTTTTCAGCCTGAGCAACAGCAGCGTTAGCTTTATCTGATTCACTAGGCTCGAAATCACTTTTCTTAGGCCCGCCACATAATCCCATATTTAAATCCTCTTAACCATTGTTGCACCAGCGTAATCAAAACCGCTGGACTGCAATTTCTTTTCAGTTCGTTCTACTTTGACGCGACTGACTATGTCGAATATAAGTGCTTTCGCGCCCATCTCTGAACACCACTTTTCAAAGGCACCCAGTAACAAATCAAAACCACCTAACTCCCTAACTTCAGGGAAAACAAAACACGTTTCTTCATAACCGACTGAGTCATGTCCAAAGTACATAGGTGTTATATGAGCAAACAAAACACCTACCGCTAACCCATCCCAATCTAGTACAAACAATTTTTTGTTTTCCGAAGTTCTGTAGTCCTCAAACCTCGCTATTAATTTGTAATTGTCTAAATCCATGTGTGAGTAAACTGACTCAGCGTGCATGGATTCTCCACATGCTAATAAAGCCCCGTAGTCCTCCTTTACAACCTCTCTCACAGAAAGATTGCGTTTCACCCGCTCCCCAGGGCCACAGCTAAAATCACCCCCTTTCTCGTCCATACCGATTACGTCTTCCTGATACAAAACTTCCAGCTCCTCTATAAACAACTCGTCTAGTTACACCTTCATCAGCGTGTCTTGCTCTGCGCTCTGCCTCAACTATGGCGTTCTCAAAAAGACTTGCGTAAATCTGAGCGCCTTGTAAATCTGACCAAGCTTTTCCTGGCATTCTTAGGAGTCTGAACAGCGTGCCGTTAACTACGGAATCGCGGTACTCATCCATAATTTGCTCGTCGCAGGTGGTCGATGAGTGCGACGGTTTAAGCTGTGCTCGAATTACCGTACTAGAAGCAACAGTAGTATTTGGCACAGGAACCAACCAAAACGTAGAGCTGCTTTGTTGGACGTAATACTCTGGCTCGCCATAATAGTCAGAATCACGCCACTTAGGTTTACGCTGCTCTAGCAGAGTAGTAGATATAGGCTCTAAGTCTGTACCTTCATAAGTAACCCACATGACTTTATGGACAATAGTTCCGCTTGGTGCTTCAAGGTCATATTCATAAATGTTGGAAACGGTTGTCACTGGGTCTAACTCAGCTTGGTACGCGCCCGTTCTTTCGCAAAATTCAATGGCCGCTGACCTGATGGTGTTTTCGACCAGCGTGTCAGGGCAACCATCAACCATTGGCAGAATTTCAGGAAGAAGTGTCTCGTAAGCAACCGCCATTTTTTATACTCCCATCAACTGAGAATTAGGGTTAGATACGTTATCAAGTTGACCTTTACCTGTGACAGACGTTAGGAATAGCTGATAGTGAGACGCGGCACGTTGTTGCGCCCCCGCGTACTCTGAATCTTTCATATACGCCATGTAAATAACATAGTTCATAATGGAATTTGCATAGATATCTGGAATAGCTAAATCGCCATTTAAAGCTACCGTTGCAGGGTTAGCTGAATAGACAATTTCTAGGTACGCATTTCCTGCAACCCCAGGGTATACATAATAGTCCCTTGGGTTTGTATCGTCGTAAACGAAATGCTTAACGACAGTAGTATGCGCTGCACTACCAGTAACGGCAGGATCATGCCAATCAGGCGTTTGAGCGTCTAGGACAGTACGGTCTACTAAGCGTACCGCCCGTTTCCCCGTACCGTTGCTTGCGGCTGACATATTGCGAACAACATTTAGCAACCGATTACCAGCTGTAGGAATCGACTGTTTAGTGCCGGTAACCATAGTTACTGTCGTATTTGTTGCAGTTGCATCAGGTTTGAGCAGCGCGATCTCACGCTGTGCATCATTGACCCATAACACAAGTTCACTCGTTACAGGCCAACGAATACCAGTAGTGTCTTGGAGAATTGCTTGGACTCTATCTACTACGCTCTGAACCGTTACGGTCATAGACTACCTACGAATTAAGTATGTTGTCCCAAGCAGCTTTACGGGTGTCACTATTGACAGTCTTCCCCATAATCTTGTTAACAACGGCTGCTTTGGGGTAGCCATCAGCAGTAAAGTTATCTGGATCACCCTCATCCATTAACTTACAGAGGGCTGTATCTAACTCAGCATCAAACTGTTCAGATAAAACAGGCTCTTCCGGTTCAACTTCAGTTTCTTTAACTTCAGTTTCCTCTTCGGCCTCTGGCTCTTTAGAGCCTCCAGTAACTTCTTCAGCACCCATTTGTAATGCAATCAAGCCGATCTCTTCGCTGATCTCTATTGGCACACCTGCCTCGAAAAAAACTATAGCTCCGCTTAGTGTCGCTACTCTAATGGGTTCTTTACTAATAACTTTCATTATGATTCCTTCAAAGAAAAACCCCCTCCGAAGAGGGGGTTATTGGTCTTACTGTGCAGTATCTAAGCAGATAACACCGAAGTCCTGTACAGAGCCACTGATGTCGCTATTGTACTTAGGCTTGCGGAGTCCGAAGATTTTACCTACGGAGATACCAGCTTGGTTTCCATAATCGAATGTATCTTCGACCATTTCCGGTAAACCAATGTCAGCTAGAGCTAGTGCTTGAGCACCACAGAACAGAGCACGCGCTCCATCTATGTTGGCACCTGCACCCCACTTGTATCCAGCTGCTCCAGCGTTGCCAGAAGCTCCAGATGTCGCACCAGAAGTGTTAAACACATGGCGGAACTCGTGAACCATCACTCCATCAACCATCAGAGACGAAGAGCCTGCGAACAAGCTGTTTGAGCTTCCTCGAACACCAGCGTTACGAACGTTGGTCAGGAAGTCGCTGTCAAGCTTGAGGTCAGCCATTTGCTGCGGAGTAACAAACAGGTGGAACACCTCTTGGTTACCAGCGCCTCTAATACCACGGATGTAGTTGTCCTTGGCATAAGCCTTCAGATTGACGATAGTCGAGTACTCGATCTTATCAACTGCTGCTACCGCGTTAGTTGCACCAGCGACAAGGCCGTCTGTTGCATCCCATCGACGATGGCGTGCTGCAGTTGGCGCTGACACATCAGACGCAAACTCAAGGTCAACAAGATCGTGACCAGCTGTAGAAGAAGCTGTGCGAAGAGCACCGTTATTCTTGTGAGTGTAAGCAACACCAGACAAAGTCAGGAATGCCAGCTGATCACAACGGTCAGCCATTGCGTAAGCAAGAGCGTCACGAGACTGTTCACGGAAATTCACAACCGTCTTCTGGTCAGTCAACCGACCAGCGATCCTGTTTGCAAATCGCAGCTGATCCAGCTCGATGCTGATATCGTAGGCACGCAATGCTTCTTCATTGCCTTCCAGAGTGTTATCACCAGTGATACCGTCTCCGGTCATGTCGGCAAGCAACGTGATATTTGCTTTGGTGCCTTTCTGGTTTTTGGTCAGTTCAGTAACTCGCTGAACCATCGCGTTTGAACCAGTTCCAGCGAACTGATTAATGAAAGACTGGTTTCGCGCAACTTTCCAGAAGTCGCGAGACCACATCTGCAGTTGGTCGCCTGAGAGCGTACCAAAGTTCGTTAAAGCCATTTTAGACTCTCCAATAAATTGACATAAAAATATCCCAGCTATTATCGCTGGACATAGTTAGCCGACTTATGGAGCGGCTAATCCGTTGGTCACGTATCGTGTGACGACGAACTAGCGCGGTTTAACGAGTAGCGAACTCGGCGGTTTTAACGCCTATGCAGGCGAGGTACGTTTTTTACGCCTACGGGGCGATCACATATCGTAGTGACAGACGTATAAACGATATTAGTGCAGGTATTTATATAATGCAACACCTTTCGTTACTGAACATTGAGTGTGGAGTGAATGTTCAGTAACGGGTATGCCTAAATAAT